CCCTTCTGTTCGTCCTGTCAATAAAAAAGGGGTTTTGGGGGTATGCCCTACCCTATTAAATAATTTTTTATATATTAGCATCATCAAAAAAACAAATTATGAAAAAGAAAGAAAAAAAATTAGTAACAAAAGGAACTGATGAATTAATGTTTGGTTGGAAGCTACCCCCAATTAGTTTGTCAGGTTATGTAGCAAGAAAATATTATTATAAGTATGGCTTTGATAGAAAGGGAGTTACGATAACAGAAAATAAACCCTTTAGATAGCCTTTAGATAGCCTTTAGATACCCTTAACTAAGGGTTAAGGATAAAGATAATATATATATAGTATGAAAAGATTACCAACAGAGATAAAAAAACAAAGAGGTACACTTCGTAAGGACAGATTAAATCCAGTAGAACCAAATCTACCTTGCTCTATACCTCCTATACCAACTTGGTTATCTGAAGATGGACAAAAGGCTTTTAGTGAACTTAGTAACTTATTGCACGATATGTCGGTACTTACTCAAGCAGATGAGTTAGCACTAACTTTACTTTGTGATGCTTATAGCGAATACAAAAAAGCTAAAGAAGTTGTAAACTCTCTTGGCTCAACTATGGAGGTTACATCTAGGGAGGGTAATACTAAATCAGTTATTAGACCTGAGGTACAGATAGCTAATCAATCTTTTGTTAGAGTTTTTCAGTTGCTTAAAGAATTTGGATTGACTCCATCTAGTAGAGCAAAAGTAAATGCAATAGAAAACGCAGCATCAACACCTGATGTTAAAATAGAAAACTTCTTTAATAGTGGCGAATAATTTACACAGAATAAATAAGGATAAATATTATTTTGACGAGAAGTCTGCAAAAAGAGCTTGTGATTTTATACAAACTTTTTGTAAACACACAAAAGGTGAATTAGCAGGACAACCATTTGTTTTAGAGACTTGGCAAATAGAAATCATAGAAGCTATATTTGGTTGGAAATCTAAAAAAACTAATTTAAGAAAATTTAGACAATGCTTTATATTTATACCTCGTAAGAATGGTAAGACTACTATGATGGTTGGTATAGCACTATATATGCTTTTTTCTGATGGTGAGAAAGGTGCAGAGATTGTATCAGCAGCAGCAGACAAAGAACAAGCTAGGTTGTCTTTCTCGATAGCAAAACAAATGGTTTTACAAGACCCTAACTTATCAAAACGTGCTAATACTTATCGTGATTCTATTACTTACGACAAAGTAGGTTCTTACTACAAAGTTATTTCGGCTGATGCAGATACTAAGCACGGACTAAACCTCTCTTGTTGTTTACTAGATGAGATTCACTCGCACAAGAATCGTGACCTTTACGATGTGTTACTTACTTCAATGGGTGCTAGAAAAGAACCTTTAATGTTAGGAATTACTACAGCAGGGGCAGGTAATCAGAAAGACCACATATCAAAGGAGTTGTATGACTATTCAAAAAAATTAATTGAGGGTAGTATTGATGACGACTCATTTTTAGCAGTCGTATATGAAGCAGATGAGGGTGATGATGTATTTAGTGAAGAAGTTTGGAAAAAAGCAAATCCAGGCTATGGTACAATAATAAAAGAAGAGTATATGAAGCAACAAGCTATAAAAGCTAAAAATGAGCCTTCATACGAAAATACTTTTCGTAGACTCCACGCTAATCAATGGGTTGTAAATGAAACTAAGTGGATTTCTGACGAAAAATGGATGCTGTGCGATGATGATGTAGATAAAAGTGATTTAAGAGGTAAAGTTTGTTATGCAGGATTAGATTTAGCAAGTACACGAGATGTTACTTGCCTTGCATTATTGTTTCCTGATGACGAGGGTGGTTACGATATTATTAATTATTCTTTTATACCTGAAGAGAACGCAAAAAAAAGGTCTGAAAGAGATAAGGTAAACTATGATAAGTGGAACAGAGAGGGTTACATAATCTATACTCCTGGTGACGTTTGTGATTACAATTACATAAAACAAAAAATTAGAGACCTAAGTGAGATTTATGATGTTCAAATAGTAGCATACGATAGGTGGAACTCATCACAAATTGTAATAGATTTAACAGAAGAGGGTTGCCCTATGATACCTGTAGGACAAGGATTTAGGACAATGTCACCTGCTACTAAAGAATTTGAAACATTAATACTTAGTGGAAAGGTTCGTCACGGTGGAGACCCTGTACTTAGATGGATGATGAGTAATGTAGTTTTAACTTTTGACCCTGCAGGTAACGTAAAACCAAATAAAGCAAAAAGTAATGAAAAGATAGATGGTGTTGTAGCTTGTCTTATGGCACTGTCAGAAGCTATGGAAAACAAGAATAAGGGTGGCTCAACTTACGATGACAAAGAAATATTTTTTATCTAAGAATGAGATAATATCAAAAGAATACAACTCTATAAAAGAGATTTGTATAAATGTTTTAAGAACTAACAAAAACTTACATCTTTTAGATGACCTTGTTCAAGAAGTTTGTTTGATTCTATTAAATCAAAGTGACGAGTCTATACAAACAATATACGAAAGAGGTCACTTTAAATTTTATATAGCTAGGATTATTACAAACCAAGTTTTTTCAAGTACATCACCGTTTCACAAAAAGTACAGAAGTCAAATACCATTTGTAGAAATAAATGATGAAGAGTATAATCATACTGCTGATATGGTTTGGGCAGATATACACCATTTATTGACTAAAAAAGAGAGAGAAATTATAGAATTAAGGTATGTTTTTGGGTTTAAAGTAATAGAAATTGCTAAGATTAAGAAGGTTTCATCAAGGCAAATATACAAGTATTTACAAAGGATAACGGGTTATTTAAGAAAAAAATACAAATAAAAGGTTCACAAAAACACTTTTTTTATATATCTATATGGATAAGGTACATTAAAACCACAGGGATTTGGCAACAATATTTGATTTTTTTAGAAGAAAACAAGTAGAACCTCAACAAGAAGAAAGGTACTACAGCACAAGTTTATACGGTAATGCTCAGATAGTGGGCAATTCATCTAATCAAGCAGTTTCTAAAGAACGGTCTTTACAATTATCAACTGTTTGGAGTTGTGTTAAAGTTATATCTGAAACAATAGCTTCTCTACCTATCTCGTTGTACGAAAAAGATGCAGATAATAAAAGATATATATTATCTGACAATTTACTTCACACTTTAGTAGGAGAGCAACCTTCAACTCTCTACAACTCTTTTAATTTTTTTGAAAGAGCTTTAGTAGACCTTTGTTTAGATGGTAATTTTTATGCCTATATAGAAAGAAACAATGGTGGTCTACCTACTCAAATAATCCCTATCCAATGTGATGACGTAAGCGTCTATGTATCACCTGATGGTAGAGAAGTTTATTACGAAATAGAGCAGAACGCAACTATACCATATCCTTTTACTGGTAAAGTTGGTTCTGACAATATGATTCATATAAAAGGACTTTCTTGTGATGGTATTATGGGTAAATCACCAATACAAAGTGCTGCAGAGTCTTTAGGTATATCTTTATCTATAGAACAATTTGCAGGTTCTTTCTTTAAAAATGGTGCATCTGTAGGTGGGATTCTTAAACACCCAGGAACTTTAAAACCTGAAACTGCAAAGAGATTACGAGCTAGTTGGAATCAAACTTATAGTGGTTCAATAAATGCAGGTAAAACTGCAATTTTAGAAGAAGGAATGGAATTTATCAGTAGACAAATCCCAAACAACCAGGCACAGTTTTTAGAAACTAGACAATATCAAATTAGTGATATTTGTCGTATTTTCAGAGTGCCTAACCATTACGTTAATGACCTCAGTAACGCAACATACTCTAATATAGAGGCACAGCAAATTGATTTTGTTGTACATACTATTACGCCTTGGATTAAGAGAATTGAAATGGCACTAAATCAAAAGTTGATACCTGCAAAACAAAAAGGTAAACAATACTTTAAATTTAATTTAACTGCACTACTTAGAGGTGATTCTAAGTCAAGAGCAGATTATTATAGAACACTTGTAAACATTGGTGTTTTATCGCCTGATGAGGTTAGAGCTTTTGAAGATATGAACTCTATGGGTGGTGCAAGTGAAAGTGTATATATGCAAAGTAATATGATGCCTTTAAATAATTTAGGTGAAGGCACAAAAAGAGAAAATTAATAATTATGAGTTTAAGTCAATTAAAATTACAAGCAACTGAAGCAGTTGCAGTAACTACCTCTAATGCTAGTGATTTAGCTACAATTCACGCACTTATATATGTAGGTGTAGGTGGAGATGTTAAAGTAGATGTATCAGGAAGTGGTACAGCAATAGTTTTTAAAAACTGTATAGCAGGAACTGTTTTACCAGTCAAAGTAGATAGAGTTTATACAACAGGTACAACTGCTACAAATTTAGTAGCACTTTACTAATATATGTTAATAGGTATAGCAAATAGTATAGGCTCAGGCTCAATAGCAACTAGAGGACCTGAATTAATTACCAATGGTAATTTTAATGAACTAGGTTCTGAGTTATTTGTTGATAGTAATTTTAGTAATGGTGTAAATGATTGGTCTATTCACCCTAGCACAGCTAGTGGAGGTTCATATGACGGATGGACAGATAATAACGCAGGAGATGGTGTAAGAAGCCTTGTTTCTCCTACAACTTCAAATAATGTTATATATCAAAATGTTTTAACATCAGGTAAATACTACAAAACACAGTGGGATTTAGAACAAGTACTTTCAAATGCCACATTTCATATAGCAAGTAGTAATAGTACAGATTATTTTGATATTACAAACGCTGACGATAGTGGTGTTTTTTTAGCAACAGATGTTTATTTAGGTTTAAGAGTAAAGCGTGTTTCGGGTTTTAGTGTTGCTACATTATTCGATTTTTCAGTAAAAGAGACAAACCCAAGTTTATCTTCACAATGGGTTTTAGGTTCAGGTTGGGTTGTTTCAGATAGATTAGTAGGCACAAATGTAACAGCAAACTTAGCACAATCTATAAGTACTTTAGAAGTAGGTGCAACTTATGAAGTTTCATTTGAAATACTTACTAGAACAAGTGGTTCAGTAAGGTTTAAAGTATCTAAGGCAAATGGTGTTTCGGCATTAAATGGCAATACAAGAAGTTCAGTTGGTGTTCATACTGAGCAATTTACAAACACAGTCACAAGGGATAGTTTTAAAATCGATGGAGTAAGTGCTTTTAATGGAACAATAGGTAATATTAGTCTTAAAAAAGTTTTATTATAATTGGCACTTAAAGATATAAATACTAGCCCAACTGGAGGGATGAAAGAAGAAGCTCGTAGAGGTCTTGAATGGAGAAAAAAATATGGTAGAGGTGGTACTCAAACTGGAGTTTCTCGTGCTAGAGATATAATTAACGGTGATTTAAGTATATCAAGTATAAAAAGAATGTTTAGTTTTTTTAGTAGACACGAAAATAATAAAGCAAAACATTACTCTGCTAAAGAAAATGATGGTGGTCCAACAGCTTGGAGAATAGCTTGGGCATTATGGGGAGGTAACGCAGGATTTAGTTGGTCGAAGAAAAAAGTTAAAGAAATAGCTAGAGAAGAAGAAAACAGAATGAAAGTAGGTACAATGATAACTGATGGTATAGAATTACCATTATATGACTCTATAAAAGAAGCTGAACTAGAAGCTCAAGAACTTGGTGGAAGTGGTTATCACGAACACACAATGGATGGAGAAACATATTATATGCCTTTTGAAAATCACGAACAAGCAAAAGAAGTGATGAGTAAGTTAAATGATAATATGTATAAAAAAGATAATGATGAAGATGAAGATGATGAAGATAGAGCTTTAACAGGTGCAGTAAAAAAGGGTTTACAAAAAAAAGCTAGTGACCATAATGAAAAAGTTTCTAAGAAAAATTTGTCTTGGAACGCTAAAGTAACAACAGCTAAACTTGGTAAAGTATTTAATAGAGGTATAGGTGCTTACAAAACTAATCCAGGTTCTGTTAGACCTAGAGTAAAATCACCTGAACAATGGGCTTATGCTAGAGTAAACTCTTTCTTATATGTTATGGAAAAGGGGAAATTTCGTTCAGGTAAACACGATACTGATTTGCTGCCAAGCAATCATCCTGTAAAGAAAAATATGAAAGATGAAAAAAGCTATATTATGGAAAATAAAGAAATAAGATTATATAGAGCAGAATACAAAGTCACAAAAGATAAAGAAAAAGATGAGAAAAGAGTTAGTGGTTATGCTGCTTTATTCGACACAGATAGTAGAGATTTAGGTTTTAGAGAGACTATATCCCCTGATGCTTTTGAAGGTCGTTTAGATGATAATGTTATATTAACTTTTAATCACGACCCTAATTTAATATTAGATAGAAATATGGGTGGTACACTCAAACTATCAACAGATGAAAAAGGTCTAAGATATGATGCTACTTTACCTAACACAACAACGGGTAATGATGTAGCAGAATTAATGAAACGAGGTTTACTTTATGAATCTTCATTTGCTTTTACAGTAGAAGAAGATGATTGGAGTAAAGATGGGGATATAACAAGAAGAGAAATAAAAAAAATTGGTCGGCTTGTTGATGTTTCTATAGTTGGTGTTGGTGCTTACGCTAATACTGATGTTGCACTTCGTTCTAAAGAAGCTTTTGAAATGGAAGCTACTATAGAAGAAACACCTCAAGTGGAAGAAGTGAAGCAAAAGGTTGAGGAATCATTTGATGATTCAAATTTAAATTTATTAAGTAACGAATTAAAATTAAAAAAACGAATATGAAAAATTCGATTGAAATTCGTCAAGAGAGAGCAGAGCTTATCGGAAAAGCTGATGCTTTGTTAAACTTGGCAAAAGACGAGACTCGTGACTTTACTGCTGACGAGCAAACTTCATACGATGGTATGATGGAAAATATTGACAAACTAGCTAAAGATATTGAGGTAGTTGAACGTCAAGAAAAATTAAACGCTGAAGTGGCTTCTAGCCCAGTTTCTCACACAATTCAAGATGTTTCTGACTCTAAAGAAGTTCGTGACTATTCTTTTATTGATGCAGTAAATGCAGCAAAATCTAATCGTGTTGAAGGTTTAGTTAAAGAAATGGACCAAGAAGCTAGAATGCAAAACCCTTCTCAACAATTTAAAGGTGTTGCTATTCCTTCTTCTGTTTTGGAATCTCGTGCGCAAAACTCAGTTCTTACTGCTACAAGTAACCCAACTGATGTACGTTCTTTTACAGACTTGATGTCTGCAGCTTCTATTTTAGTTCCTGCAGGTGCAAATTTATATTCAGGAATTAGTGCTTCTCAAAAACTACCAATCTTTGATTCTATTACAACTGGATTTATTGGTGAAAATGGTGCTGCAGCAGCTTCAGCAGGTGGGACAGTATCAAATAAAACTTTAGAGCCTCACACTCTTATTGCAGCTACTAATGTTTCTGCAGCAGCTATGGTTCAAAACTCTTCTATTGAAGCAGCTTTTCGTAGAAATATGGCAAAAGCAGTTATGTCTAAATTAGAGGAAGCGTTATTAGGTCAAGCTGATGATACTGTAGAATCTTTCTTTAGAGAAGAATATGCAGGTACTTTAGAAGGTCCTACTTCTTGGACTGCATCAAACGCTGTATCTAAAATCCAAGAGATGATGAATCAGTTGATTGCAACTAACAACAACATTGATGACTTAAGTTTATTAATGAATGGAGGTGCTTACGCTGACTTGATGACTCAAATTGCAGGAACTGCAGGTTCAGGATTTAGTGGAGGTTCAGTAAACTTACAAGATAAAAGAGTTTTAAACACTCCTTACTATGTTTCTGCTAATGTTGGTGAAGGGTCGAATTCCGATAGAGCAAGAGCTTTATTGTTAGATGCTTCAAAAGTACACTTAGCTATGTTCGGTGGTTTAGATATGCTTGTAGACCCTTATTCTCAATCTTTGAATGGAGGGACTAGACTTATTATGACTGCTTTAGTTGATGGTGCATTAGCAGCAGCAACAGGTTCAGAAGCAGCAGTAAACTGCGTTTCATCATCATAATAATAATTAGATTAATTTTATAAAGGCGAAAGGGGTAACTCCCTTTCCCTTTTATTTATTCAACCAAAATATGTCGTACATAGAAAATATAAATAACTTTAACAGTTACGAGTATCTAAATCCAAGTCAAAACGAATATGGTAATTTAGAGCTAGAAACTCCTGCTACAGGACAAGTTGTTACAACTGATGAGTTAAAAGCTCAACTTAGAATAGATAATAATGATGAAAATCCATTATTAGCTACATATATATCTGCTGCGACACAGATGGCTGAAAACTATTGTAATAGACACTTTTTAAACGCTAGATATAGAATATTTTTCTTTAAATATTTACCTGAAACTTTTAGTATGTATTATCCTGATGTTACAATGGCTTATGGAAGTGCTTCAGCAACTGATGATGGGTTATTCTATTTAATTAATTCATCAAATAATACTTTTTCTCCTGTAAATCAAGGATTTAACTCATACTATATTAAAAATTCAAATCCATACATTTTTGCTAAAAGTTCTAATTGGGCTACAATACAAAATATTGTTCCTGTAGAAGATTTAGACGGTCTAAATAAAGGTCGTTGGTTTTTAAGATTTACTACTGGTATGGGTGCGTCTGCAAGTGATATACCTGACGCTATAAAACAAGCTATTAAATTAATTGCAAGTGATATGTATTATTTTAGAGAAGATAGAAAAAGAGCTTTTCCTATGGCTTCTGAAATATTACTACAACCTTATAAATGTTACTTATAAGATATGGCTTTTATTTCTCAAATAAAGGCAGGTGACTTTAATATTAGAATGATGATAAAATCACCTAGTATAAATCAAGATACTTTTGGTGAAAAAGTTGCAACTACTTATGATACCGAAACAACAGTTTGGGCTAAAAAAAGTGTTACATCTTTGCGAGATATAAATGAAAAATTTGAAGGAGACCAATTACAATCTTACGGAAAGTTTTTTATACAAATAAGATATTCAACTGGTATTGCAAACACTTTAGAACCAACTTGGATATTAGTTGATAAAAATACTCAGGAAAGATATGATATATTAAGTTATATTATAGACCCTAGAAAAGAATATATAGAATTTTATACTAAGCTTGATATAAATAGTTCTCTTACTTAATATGGCTGAAAAAAAGGCAATACGAATAACGGGAGTGCAAGATGTGCAAGATGGTCTTAAAAGACTCGGAAAGACAGCTAGAGAATCTCGTACAGCTATAAATAAAGCTTTAAGACCTGCAGCAAATAAATTAGCTAAGGGTATTCAAAAAGCTTATCAAAGAGAGTTTAACAGTGGCTCAGATTATGAAAGAAAAAGTGGTAGAACACCAACTTGGAAAACAATAGGGGTAATTACACCTCGTAATTCGAGAGTACCAGGTTTATTTGTTGGACCTATTGTTCGTAAAACCACACCTATAAAAATTAAAGGTAGGGATAGTAAGAATTTACCTGCTATGCAAATTAAAGGTAATGCAATACACGGTCCTAGACCTGATGTGTTTCAGGCTACAGCAGCAAGAATGGAATCTCAAATATTTCTTCAGGCAGAGTCTGATTTAGACAAATTATTAAGTAAAATGATTAAACAAGCAGGGTTTTAGATGTTTGCAGTAATAGGAAAAAAAATAGTAAGTAAGTTAAACGCTACAGCAGCTTTTACAGCAGCTAATAATAATAACAGGGTGTTTCCAGTTATTGTTCCTCAAGGGGATAATCCTTTTCCTTGCACAACTTATGAGATAACAAATGTATCAAATTTTTTATCCAAAGGAAGTTCTTTAAACTCTTGTGATGTAACAATAAGATTAGCTTGTTTTGCAGACACTTATAATCAAACATATAATCAAGCTAAGGCTGCTGTAGAGGCTTTAGATTTGTACGAGGTAGAATACACAGAAGATAGTGTGGACTATATCGCAAAATTCAGATTTATTGATTTAGATGATGACTATTTTAAGACTTCTGAAAAATTCTACAAAAACATAAATTTTAACTGTCTAATAATTAAAAAATAAAAAACAATGGCAATTTCAAATGCAACAGACGTAGTAGTAAAAATAAACACTACAGCAGGTTCAACGCCTTCAGATGTATTACTACATTGTACAAGTGCTTCTCTTTCAATTTCAAGAGACTTAAGAGACTCTACAACAAAATCAAGTGCAGGGTGGCAATCAAACTTACCTGGTCTAAAATCTTGGGAAATATCAGGTGATGGTTTTGCTGACTTTACAACATCAGGGAATAATACAAAAGTTTTAATTGATGAAATGATTTTAGATTCAGGTGCTGAAGTTGAAGTATCTTTTACTATTGATACTGGAGGAAAATATACAGGTGAAGCAATAATATCTTCAGCATCTATTGACGCAGGAGTAGAAGAAAACGCAACTTATTCACTTACTTTAACAGGTACAGGCGTATTAGCATATTCTTCTTAATATTAACTTTTAAATCCAACTTATTATGGCAATTCATAACGCATCGGATTTATTGGTATATGCTAGGTCTAACTATGATGCAGATGGTAATCCTACTCCTGCTAATCAAGTTACTAGAATTAGGATAAAAACTAACAACCCATTTGATATAGAAGATGGTCAAGATACTGGTACATTAGTTTTAAATAATGTTACAGACTCTTCGGGTGCAGTAATAGATGGCTTGACTTTCTCAGCACCTGCTGCAAATACTGGAGGTAGTGTTTTGAGTCAAATTGGAACTGTATTATTTCTTCGTAATTACTCACTATCATCTGTTGTTGTAGATGGTGACTATACTTATCAAGATTTTACAAATGGTGCTGCAGGTATTGTACCTACTTTATCTTTTGCAGATGGTGATACAACTCCTAAATTTTTTATAAAAGAGGATTCAATTATAGTAGAAGTAATTACTCCTGGCTCAAGTGCAATATTTGACCCTGTAGCTTTTAGTACATCAGCTTCTTTTAGTGTTAATAGAGATTTAAGAGATATAACTAACAAGGATTCAGGTGGATGGTCTGAATCTATGCCTGGTTTAAAATCTTTTGAAATGTCTACTGACTCTTTACAATCAGTAAATCCTGATACACCTTTAGATGGTTCTGATTTTTTTGATAAACTAAAAAATGGAACTCAAGTAACTTTAAGTTTTTCCGATAGAATTAGAAATATTATAAAAACTAATCTTACTCAATTTGGAGTTGATAATTTTACTTCGGCAGGAATTACTCAAAGTCAATTACAACCTAATCCATTTGGTGGCTTAACTGCTTCAAGAATTACATCAGGTTCAGGTACATCAAGTAGGTTACAATATATAGCCAATGCAGGTAGGTTAGCTAATAAAAAAATATGCTGGTCTTTTTATGTCAAAGGGTCTACAGGAACAGGTGCTAAAACAGAATGTAAATTTAATATTTATAGGATAATTAGTGGTACAGCAACTGTATTCCCTGTAAATTCAATAACTTGGTCAATTCTTGAAGGACCAGGTACTTTATCTACTACTGCACCTTCTAATGCTCAGGTAAACATAACGGGTTTAAGTACTTCAACTTGGACTAGAATACAAGGTTCAGTAAGTACAGAGGCTTCTGATGCAGGACCTGTAAGTTATTATGGTTTTTACTTATATCCTTCAGCAGGAAACACACTTACAGGCGATAATATATTTACCTCATCTTGGCAAATAGAAACAGCAGTTAGTGCAACCGATTATCAAGACCCTATTAATATTACACATTGGCAAGGTGAGGCACTTGTTTCTAGTATAAGTTTTGACTCAGGTGTTGAAGATAATCTAACTTGTTCAGCTACATTTACTGGAACATCTAATTTATATCCAAATGGGCTTGGACCTGAACTGATAGAAGATACAGGGTTTGATGACCCTAATTATTGGACTGTACATCCTACCAATAACTCATTATCTACTGTAGAAGATGGTTATGGTAAAATTAAAAGTAACTCAGCAAATGCCCAAAGTTATATAACTAAGACAGGTTTATTTACAGTAGGTGATACTTTACTATTAGAATACACAGTTGCTGTTAGCACAGCAGGTGGATTATTCGTAATGGATGGATGGGATAATGATATAGACCCTGATGTAGCTATTCCCTCATCAGTTGGTACACACAAAGTTTTATTAAAACCTAGTTTTACAGGGTTGTTGATAAAAAGAGCTTCTGCTAATAATAATGTTTGGCTAAGTTCAATATCACTAAAGAAAGTTTTATAAATCAATTAAATTAAATTAAAATGAATAAGGTAGAATTAGGAGGTCAAAAAAGACCAATTAGATTTAGTTATTTAGCTTTAAAAGATATCTGTAATGATTGTAATTTAAAGTTGAATGAAATGAATAAATTAGGTACAGAGATAGACCACGTTGGTATTATTGCTTACTATGGTCTAAAATATGGTGCTAAGAAAAACGGTGAAGAGTTTAAGTACAAAGTTCGAGATATTGAACAATGGATAGATAATGAAGATTTTGGTAAGATAAATGAAATCTTTTCAGCGTTTCAATTAGACCAACCTCAAAAAAAGGGAAAGTAGAAGAGGGAGAGGATGTTATAGAAGATGCAAGTGAGGCAGATTGGGATGAGTTAGAACAAGTTGGATTAGGGATGTTGGGGTTAAATTATGATGAATTATATGATTTTACTCCACGTTCCTTAAACAACAAGCTTAAAGGGTTTAAAAAATATCAAGAGCAACTGTCGCAAAATAATTGGGAACAAACTAGAATGATTGTACATAGCTCTATTTTGCCTCACTCTAAGCACAAAATAAAACCTAAAGACTTAATGCCTTTCCCTTGGGATAAAAAACCCGTCAAAAAAAATACTGCTAGTGAAGAGCATATTAAAGATGTTCTAAGAAGATACAATATTAAAGAGCCTAAAAAAATAAAAATCTAAAATGGGTGGAGTAAAAACTATATCAATAATTGTAGCAGCTAATGTAAAAGCATTAGAAACAGGTCTAGGTCAAGCTAACAAATCAATAGGACGTTTTGCTTCACAAGCAGCTCGTGTAGGTTCTATGCTTTCTTTTGGTGTTACAGCACCTTTAGCTGCTTTAGGTAAACAAGCATTTAACACTTTTGCTGAATTTGAAAACTCAATGACTAAGGTTGCTGCAGTAACAGGTGCAACAGCCACTGAGTTTAGTATGCTTACAAGTGAAGCGAAGCGTTTAGGTTCTACAACTCAATTTACAGCAAAACAAGTATCAGACTTACAATTAGTATTAGGTCGTAAAGGATTTGACCCTGCTGCAATAGAAGATATGACTGGGTCTATATTAGACCTTGCACTAGCTACAGGTGAGGATTTATCTTTAGCTGCAGAAGTTGTAGCAGCTAACATCAATGCTTTTAACTTAGAAGCAAATGACGCTGCAGATATAGCAAACACATTAGCTTCAGCAGCATCAGATTCATCAATACAATTAGATACATTTGCAACAGCTTTCGGTCACGCAGGGGCATCAGCAAACGCAGTAGGTGTTAGCGTAGAACATTTATCTGCTATGATGGGTGTCTTAATGGATAATGGTATTAAGGCTTCTAAAGCAGGTACGGGACTTCGTAAAATATTTATGAAGTTAAATGAAACTGGCACAGAATTTTCTGATGTTCTTGCTATTGCTGCTGAAAAAGAGCTAACCTTAAATGATGCTCAAGAATTAGTCGGTACTACAGCAGCCAACCAATTACTTGTATTATTAGACAACATAGACGCAGTTAATGAATTAGCAGACTCTTATCAAAACAATACCACTAGGTTAAAAGAAATGGCTGACCTTATGGGTGATACTACCTTTGGTAAGGTTAAAAAGTTAGAGAGTGCATTTGAAGGTTTTAAACTAGAAATAGGTGAAGTATTAGCAGATATGATGATGCCTATGATAGAAACTGTTACTAGGTTGATGAATAAATTTGCTACCCTAGATAGAGGTACTCAAGACTTAATAGTATCAATAGGTGGTATTGCTATAGTAATAGGACCACTTTTATTATTATTAGCAGGTTTAGCAGCACTAGCAGCACCATTGGCAACAGGTTGGGGTATATTAGTAGGAATATTTGAAGCTATAGGGGCTGCTTTAGCATTTATAGGTACTGATGTACTCGCAGGTTCAGCTATATTTGCAGCAGTATCGTCTCTTGCAGACACCCTAGGAGATGAAGCAAGAATAAAGGAAAAGGTAAAAGACCAACACGACTTTATGCTTGAAACTTTTGCTCTTCATAAAGAATTAGAAAAAGAAGCAGAGGCACTTGAAGCGATTAATAAAGAATTAGATAGGCAAGAGGCTTTCCAAAGACAAAAAGATTTAGATAGTGGTGTTATAAATAAAGAAGGTATGACCTTTAGTGGTATGCCTAGTTTGTCACCTATTAAGCCAGGTCAAATATCAAATGAAGCAGGTGGTAGTCTGATTAACACTATAGGTGAAATGACTGCCCAAGTTGATGAATTTGACGCAAACTTAAATTCTAAAATACAACAAACAAGAGATACTTTAACTGGATTTGCTGTAGATGTATCTTCTGCTTTTGCAGACTCTTTTGCTGAAATGGCAGTGTCAGGAGAATTAACAGTAAAAAATTTAGGTAATCTATTTAAAGATTTACTTAAAATGATGGCTAAAATGGTTATAAAGGCACTTATAATGACAGCAATACTATCTGCTTTAGGAATTGCACCTACAGGTGCAGTAGGGGCAGGTGGTCAAGGTTTATCAGCTTTTCAAAATACTATGTTGGGAATGATGGGTGGAAGTTTTGCCAACGGGGGTCAGCCTCCTTTAGGTAAACTCAGTCTTGTTGGTGAGCAAGGTCCTGAATTATTTGTGCCACAACAAAAAGGTACTATAATTCCTAATGGAGGATTTGGTGGTACTGTTATACCTGATGTAAGAATTTCAGGGGAAGATTTACTAATTGTATTTGATAGAGCTACAAAACATAGAAACGCACTAGGATAATGGCATATAAAAATTATGTAAATAAGTTTTACTCTGAAAAAGGTGTTAGATGGGATATAGAAATTTGGAGTTTATCAAATAGCTCTTTATCAAGTGTAGAGTTTAAAACGGGTAAAGGGGGTTTTAAATTATCATATAAAGGTAGTGACGATAGGCAAGATATTACAATGCCTTCTGAGGTAACTATACCTTTTATGGTTAGTAACTCTAGTGACGAAACTTTTGTAGATAGCATACTTTCATCACCTGATGGTGAACATTTTGTAGTAATAAGAAGAAATTTTGTTATTTATTGGTGGGGTAACTTAAATGCAGGTTTCGATGCTAAAGAGAATCAACACTACCCTTTTGTTACTTCACTAAAAGCAAATGATTTTTTAGGTGAGGTAGTTAATAATAAAGAAAATTTTGTAATAGATACACAAGACTATGCAGTAAGTAAAATACTAGAATATTATGTAGAAGTTTCTAAAATTGTATCAAACAACTGGGATGATGATGTTTTTCCTCTTAGCGATGACGAGTTATCTATATATACAAATTTTAGATGGACTGCACCAGGACAATTTTCTTACGCAGACGACAAAAATAAATTAGCTATGTTTGCTGCCAACCCAATGGCATTTGAAGGTGGAGGTGACAGTATTGGTCTTTTTAAAAAATCAAAAGCATTTAAAGAAATTCTTAAATCATTAGGTTTAAAAGTTTTTCTTGCAGATGGTAAACTATATTGTATACAACCTTATAATTACACGGAAAACACAGTATTAATACAAAAATTAAAGGCTAAAAATCCTAACTTTTTAATTAATATTGCAAATGAAGTTGTAGACAATAGGCAAAATGCACAGAATGACTCAAGTGTAACCCCTACACAAGATAGTGGATTTATAAATGATTATTGGATTTTAGAACCTCAAGATTATACAGATAGTAATCAAAACTGGCAATCAAATGGTTCTTGTACTTCAATAACAAATAATAAATTTAATATTGCACTAACATCATCTTTTCTATACATTGATTTAGCACAAGGTCAATATTGTCTTAGTTATTCTGAAAATGATTTATCTACATACATAGAAAAATTTGAAGGAGGGGGTGCTGTTACATTATTGTCAGAGAGTGGGCAAATAAACTTTACAGGTGGTGCAGAACTTAGAGTTCGTAGCTCAACAACTGGTAATGTTTTTGTTGAATACATTGGGCTACAAAAAGGTTCTTTTTTTAATAGACAATTTTTAGCAGGTCAAGTTTTTAGATACGACAGACCTATATCAAAAGTTAAAGCTACATTTAATTCAGGTATGGCTTCTGCACAAGCTTTATCTAATTTCCCTATTTTTCCTATATTAGGTGGAGCTGCTGCTATACCTTCATCACAAAGTGTATATGAAACAGCTCTTACTGAATTTGGAATTGTAAGTGCTACGTCTACAGACACTTTAACAATGTATGTAAATTTATTTTATGGTGAAAAATTTGATTTTTTATCTGCAATAAATAATGTTACGCACCTTGGAGGTGTTATTACTGCTAAGTTAAAAATTGGTGGTTTATACCTTGAGGGAGACATTAACGGAACTTTGTCTTGGTCCTCAACAGATACTAACTTTACAATTACTATGCCAATAAGTGAGCCTGTAAATAGTGGTTCATTTATAAACAGTTCTTTTTCAGAACCTAATGTTTATATTTTTAATGCTAATTTAACAAGCACAGTTCCATATTTTACAGGTGCAGGTACAGAAGCTTATATTGGTGCAAATTATCCTGTAACTCTGCCTCCTTTATCATCAGGAGGTGTTTGTAGTTTACAATTTGTTTCAGGTACTATAAATTATTATCAAGACCCTGATACATCAAGCCCAAACTCAACACCTACAGCATTATCAGTAACAAAAAATAATTTACAAACAAAATTTTTTACTGGGCAGCATTGGTTTTCAAATTTTTCAATGCAAACTAGGTATCTATCAATAACAAGTAGTTCTTTAAATAGTGGTAACGGTGTGGTTTTCTCATCATCTACATCATTAGAAAACTATCAAATAGTTGATTTAGGCACTATATCTTTAGGTACTACAGGACAGTCAGACACAAATATTAACACTATTAAAAGACTTGACTCTTCAGCTAATTTTACTGCCCCTACAAGTATTCAAGTAGATAATCAAGGCTTTTCATATGGTTATATGACTCAACTATTGTTAGAGCAATATATAGAGCCACAAATAAATCCTTTAGAGATTGTAGAGGGAGAATATTATGTAAATGATTTTAGTGCTTTTAAATCTATTGTGTTAGATGGTAGTAAATATGTTTTTTACGAAGGTTCATTAAATGCTGCAACTGATATAGTTAGTGGTTCTTGGTATAAGATGACTACATCTTCAGAAACTATAACTTCTGTCAATACAGGTCCAATTAGTTTACCTGAAACGGGTGACCAAAACCAAGGTAAACCTCCAATACAAGTGGATAATTTACCTGGCACAATTAAAAACCTTACAGACAGTAGTAATTTTGTTAAAAATTGGATTAAGTATAATTCTGTAGGTGTAACTGACGCAGAAATGACAGCAGGTACACCAAAAACTAAACTTCAACTATTAAGTAATACTAGGTCTAAATTATATAGCACTCAAAAATTAGTTTTGTTAAGACCTGATTTAAGTCACCCTGCTATTATTACTAAGGATGGTACTGAAAGTTCAGGTCAATCGTCAATAGATATTGCTTCATTTACACCTTCTGTTAATTATCCTGCAGGTTCTATTATAGCTATATCAACATTTGATTTAACTAATGTTATAGCTAATTCACCTCCTTCATCACCTGTAACTCCAGGTGGTTCAGATACACAAGTACAATTTAATGATGGTGGCTCTTTTGGTGGTGATAGTGGAATGACTTATGATAGTTTAAAAGGGGATTTAAGTTTATCAGGAAATATATTACCAGGCATAACAAAAATTAAGGTACTTCATAGTGATTTTATTCCTAATCAAGGAGGTAGACCAGTAATGATAGATGAGATAGGAACTACTAGATGGTTAGAATCGTTTTCATCATTAAGAATGTATGCTACTGTATCAATACCTAGAGGATTTAAAGCTACTGAGGTTTTAATTTATGGTAACGACACACAATCATTTAAAGTACTTGAAGGAAGTGTAGATAGTGCTAGTACCTCATCAAAAGGTAGTGGTAACGTAGGAACACTACTTGATATAACTGATGTTAATAGCACAGCAATAAATTATTTATTATTACAAGTCGAACAATCTAGTACATCAAGAGTATATGGTGCATTAGTATCTATAGCAAAAATATAATATGGCACTAGCAAGTAGAAAATCAGGCACAATACACAATAAAACAGGTAGTAAGTTGGCAGCTCTAAAGTCTACTTATGATAACTCAAAACATACTGAGCTTGAAGCTTTTGAAGGAGAGGCAGCACTTATATATCAAATACAACTACTAAAAGAAGATATAGATGAGTTAAGAAGATATATACAAAGTAACGAAATAGCACAAGAAATAGACGCATCAAGTCTACCAACATCAAGACCTAAAACATCAGGTCTATTATGGAATAATAGAGGTGTAGTAAACGTATCATAATAAAAAAAGGGTTTGATTATAGTATATTTTTTTGCTACCTTTTCAATATATTATTTTCATTCCCTTTACATTAATTAAATAAAATGCAAATAACAATAGGAATAATAGAATTAATAATATCAGTTGTGGTGTTATTATCTACTGGTGTAGGAGTTTGGACTAATCTACAAACTAAAGTAACAAAGTTATCTTCTAGGGTATATCATTTAGAGCAATCTGATAATGAATTAAAAGTTATATTAGCAGATATATCTACTAAGTTGCACAAGATAGAGTTGTTGTTAGCTGCTAATCAAATTAAAGATAAATGAGTAAAGAAATACAAGACACTACATTTAGTATAACCTTAAAAACATTATTTACTATTTGTGCTTTTTTGTTTTTATTACTTGGTGAGTACATTGTTTTACAAAACGAAATAAACGAAGCTAAAAGCTTACCAAAAAATGAAGTGACTAGAATCGAATTTGATTTTAGTAACGAAAAATTGCAATATCAAATAGACAATATAAAAAAAGATATAGAATCACTAAAAAAGTAGCATAAATGAGACTAAGTAAAAACTTTGTGTTATCAGAAATTACTCGAAGTAATACAGCCAAAAGACTCGGAATAAATAATGAGCCGACAAAAAAAGACTTGGAAAATATCCAAAGGATTATTACAAATATTTTACAGCCTCTTCGCAACCATCTTGGTCCTATCAGGATTAGTAGTGGTTATCGCAACAAGGAACTTAATCGTGCTATTGGTGGCAGTAATAAGTCGCAACATAGTAAAGGCGAGGCACTTGATATACAATTTTGGAAAGATGGTCAAATGTGTAATAAAGAAATTTACGACTGGATTTTAGATAACGCAGTAGAGTTCGACCAAATGATAAATGAATTTGATTTTTCTTGGATTCATATATCTCTTAAAAAATCTAACAACAGACGAGAAGTATTAGAAGCCTATAAAGATAAAGATGGTGATACTAAATACAGATTCGCACCTGATATAATTGCATTATGATAAAAAATATTATTAAAAGTTTAGTAGGACAAGCTTCTACAATAATAGACGATGTAGTCACAACTGATGAAGAACGATTAAAACTTAAAAATGAGTTTGAAAAAGTTATACAAGAACACGAAAAGGAAATGTTTGCTCTTGAAGTTCAAGATAGAAGTAGTGCTAGAACAATGTTTATGGACGATAGCTTTATACAAAAGATATTGGCTATCATCTTTACTTGTGCTTATTTTCTTATATCTTACTTTATGTTCAAGTGCTTTATAACAAACACACTAGAACTTTCAGATTACGAAATAGGATTTATTAGTACGGTATTTGGTGCTATGTCAAGTAAAGTAAATACTATCATAGATTTTTTCTTTGGTGGTTCATCAAAGTCTAAATAGTGCCTTGGCTACCTAAAGGCAGAGATAAGCGTTCTAAGGCTGAGAAAAATAAGTCTTGGGGTGGGGACACATCTTTTTATAGAAAGTACGCCTGGAGGAAGCTAAGAAAGGTTGTGTTAGATAAAAACCCTTTATGTGTTTATTGTTTAGATGAAGGTTTAGTAAAACCTGCTGAAGTAGTGGACCATATTGTACCTATAAAAAAAGGTGGTGCTGAGTTAGATGAATCTAATTTACAGGGTCTTTGTCACCAATGTCACAATAGAAAAACTTATTATGAGAATAGACAAGAATAGATATAGAAGTAAATATGAGGAAGATGTTTGTTCTAAATTACATAAAGGAAAGATACCTTTTAAATATGAAAGTATAAATCTTTATTATGAAATTACAGAACAAAGAAAGTACATACCCGATATTATACTTGAGAATGGAATTGTAATAGAATTAAAGGGAAGGTTTACATCTAAAGATAGGAAGAAAATGTTGTTGGTAATTAAACAGCATCCTAAGTTAGATATAAGAATGGTCTTTATGAGACCAAAAAATAAGTTAAATAAAAATAGTAAAACAACCTATGCTCAATGGTGTGACAAAAATAACATCAAGTGGGCTGATAAATACATACCTATAGAATGGATAAGGGAAGGAAAAAGACACCCGAAGAGATAGCACAAGAAATGTTCGGAAGTTGGATAGTGGATTCTACTGAAGAAGAACAAGGGGAGGACGGTTAGTCCTCTTTTTTATTGCAATAAAAAAAGGACACCTACAAGGCATCCTTTTTAATTAACCAAAAAAACCTACAATTATGCTCATATTAATCGTAAGAACAGGTCAAATATACAAAACTTTTCCTTTATCATAGTTTAAAAATGTAATATATTTATAAACATAACTTTTTCTACCAAAGTCAGTAGATTCAGGCATTGTCCTCCAGGTCCAGTTATTAATCCTTGTTTTGTTTAAATTAAATACTAACACAGAATCACAATCAAAGAAGTTAATATACAAACCTTGAGCAGCTTTTTCATTTTTAGTTTTTCTCAATATTCTTTCGTACTTGTGCATTTCTAATATTAATCCTTCAGGGTACTTATTCTTAGCTGTCTCTAACGTAAACTTTCTTTGTTTCATTTCACAGTAGAACTTTCTGTTATCCCATTCGTAAGTAAAGTCCCAAAAATCATATTTTCTATGAGATGGTACGCACTTAATTTTATACTTACTAGCGAATCGGTCTAACAAGTCTAGTTCTTTTTTAGTCACTTTTATTTAATTTATTTAATATATCTAACTCTTGCTTAAGTTCTATAACAGCATTAGCCATTTCCATTTCATTAGCATTAGCTAAAAGTTTTTCTCTTTTATAAGCCATCATTTGTGTATGCACCCAAGTAAATGCTAACGCACTTTCCTCGAACACCTTTAATCTAGGCTTTAACTTATATGCTTTTGGGTGACCCTCTATTTGCTTATACATAGCAAGTATTTCTCTTTGATGTGCTATAAACTTATCAAGACTATTTATCTCATCTAAATTTGGGTCAGCATCTCGTAAGAGGTTTATTGCTTTCATTGTAATTTCATCAGGCATAATTAAAAGTATTTATTGGTTATTGATTTTTTTGTTATTTCTTGTATTGGGTCTACCAAACTACCATTTTCATTAAGGTATCTAAATCTACGCAAAGTGTAAGAATAAAACAAACAGACAGGTGTAAGCTCAGGTGTAGGTACACCAACTAACTTTTGAAATTTAATTTTCTGTGCGTGTATTTCAGTAACATTCCATTTGTCACTTTGTGGGTTACGATGAAAGACAAGAAAGTTATCAGCCCTATTACCAAACATAGCACCAAACTCAACATCACTCATATTTGGTGCAGGTCTAGTACCATCCTCGTTTCTTCGTCTGTTAGCTGCTGTACCTGGATGAACTACTAAATAAAACATTACGTTGTGACGCTTTATAAACCTTCTTACGTTACTTAAAGCATCATAATAATAATCGTATTTAGTTACTTTAGGTGGTGCTTTTAAATCGTTTAAAGGGTCTATAGATATTCCGTCAAACTTTTCTACTTGCATAAAATCGTCAAAAGATTCTAACACCTCATCTACAGTAGGCGTTTCATCAAATGTTAGTACAGTAAAATGATTATAAGCCCAGTCAATAGCTTGTAAATATTGGTCTTGATTTATTCTGTCACTAAATTCTTTATCTGCTGTTTTACCACAATACATCTCAGCAATATCTATCATCAAATCACCTATAGGCTCATTTTCAGGACAATACATTAACCACTTCCAATCATAAAGTTTTGAAGCCATTATCATAAGAAATAATTGAGTAGTGGTTTTACCTATATTTGCAAACCCAGTCATTATAGTTAGCTCACCTTTACGAAAAGTATAGTGTGGGTCTAAAGGTTTTACACCTGTAGTAACTCCTTTAGAATAACCTTTGCTGTAAATGTTTTTACAATAGTCGGTTATTTCTTGTTTCGATGTAACTCTATATAAAGCCATTTCCTAACTTCTCATAGCATCTAACTGACTACTTAAATAATTTGAATCAGGTTTATTTTTATTGTTTCTTGAAATCCACCCTGAAGCAGCCATTTTCCAATTTTTCATTGGGTTGTTTCCAACTTTCCAACCTTTAGATTCATAAAAATAAAAAAAGTTTTCTGCTTCCCTTTTTGTGCTACCCTTTTCTTGAAAATATTCGGCTACCTCAGTTGTGGATTTTGGTAGTGTAACTTTAGCCCCCCGACTTTTACCACTACTTGTACCTTTATATTTTTTATAAGTTATCTTATTTTGTTTCAATAATTTTATAACTGATGCGTGTATTCTACTATTAGGATTTAATTCATCACCATATTGAAACTTAACAAAATTGACTATAAACCACTTACCTTTTTCAATAACTTTAACTCTTTCTTTATCTTGATTAACTTTATGTAAAAAGTCTTGTGGCTCTATTTGTTGTCCTATTAAAAATTCAAACATCTTTCTGTTTAATTTAAATATACCTGCGTGATTACAATTATCACAAATGTATATCCAAAATAGTTTGTGAGCATTAGATAGGTCTAAAAACCAATCTTCATTCCATTTTTCTGTATCTGTAAATCTTTTTGGCATAATGTATTATTTAAAATTAAGGCTCATAGGTTTTGTACTGAAGTCTTACAAGCAGTAGCTATGATTATAAGAGTTTAACTGCTAGTCACTCACGCCTTAATTAATTAAAATGGTAAATCTTCTACTTTGTGATATTCTTCTTTTGTAGATTCTGTAACTGGTGTGGTAGATTCAGTAATTTTTTCACTTGTTACTTTCCAAGCACCTAAATCAGTATACCATTTGTTGTTAAACTCTCTTGCATTGATGTTAAAAAACACTTCTACAACTTGCCCAACTCTATTATAATTCATAAAGTTAGCTGTCTTTTCTTCACCAAAAACAGTAAAGTAAACATCTTTAGGGTAATCACCTTCAGTGGTAATAACAAACCCTAACTTTTTCCATTCATTTCCTGCTTTTGACGTTCCAGTTTCTAGTTTAGCGATTTTTGTAATCTCGCCTCTTAAAGATAAATCTCTCATCCTTTTCTTATTTAGTTAGTATTAAATTAAAATTGCTCATAATATTGGTCCACAACTTTTATAAAAAAGTCACGAGCTTGTGGTGTTTTATTCATTTCATCAACGCAAAGACCAACAAGTGGACTTAATTCATCGTGATAGTTTAGATGAAACCTTATTTGAAACTCATCATCGTTTTCTGTCTCTACAACAGATACGACTAAACTTTCATTTGTTTCATCCTGTATTGTTTCGTGACAAACATCTATTCTATCTATCTTCATAATATATTGCATCTAACATTTTTACTTTTTGTTTTACATTTAGATTAGATGTAATAACTTCTGATACTCTGTAGTTTTTAGAACTATGTTTTTTGTAAGTCAATACGCCTTCCATAATTTTTTTTAACTCATCAAATTTGTAATCTTGTTGGCACAACAATTCAAATATTTTAACAGAGTGAATTACTGACGCGTGGTCTGCATTAGTAAGTGTACCTATTTCTGCCAAACCTAAATTTTTATCTTTGTGCAATAAATATCTTAAAGAATGTCGTGCATAAACAATGTCTCTTAATCTGCTTTTACCTAAAACATCTTTTGATTTAACGCCCCAATATAAGCAAATCATAGGTAAAGATTCTTTTAATTTTGTAATACCATAACTCGTAGCTTCCTTTTTTCTCATAATTCTTGGTGTATAATTTTATTTTTTGGTTGATTTAACATCTCTAGTAAGCTTATATATTCTTGCCTACCCTGGTCTATAAAGTTTTCAGTACACCTAAATATACCTACTTGGTAAGGCTCTTGTGTTTCTACTACAATAAATACAAATTCTTTAGCACCAAAACCATCTAAGTAAAATGCAGCCTGTCTATGATAATTATATCTGTATGCACTTTTTTTAAACTCACTAACTGGCTTAGAAGTAGTTTTAATGTCTACTAACATATCACCCCCATCAATAACAATGTCTGCTTTACCTTTACATTTTTGCATTGTATTAAAATCAATCCAACACTTTGGCACTTCTTTTTGTGAATTATCTAATATTGACTTTACCTCTTTTAATTTTATTAATTTATCTCTAATCGCTAAGGCTAAATTGTATTGCTCTAAATTAATTACAATACCATCTCTTTGTTCCATTTTAAGTTTCCAAGCCTTATTTAATTTACTTGCCATTGACTTTCCTGGTTCAGGTCTATCATCAGGATTAATTACAACAAACTTTCTTTGGTACTCTTTTGGTTCTAATATTAATGTATGAACTAAATTACCAAATCTTAAAGCAGGAGTATCTATCATTCCACCACTCTTCATCATATCATAATACTCCCAACCTTTTTTTAAATAACCTAATTGAGAATTTGTTATGTATTCCCAATCATTGTAGTATTCTTGGTCTGTTTTAAATATTTTCATTATCGCTGTTTTTTAAAGCTAAATAAGCTGCATAACTTACAATAATTAAAATTACAATTAAAGGTAAAGACTCCATCATAACTTATCTACTAATTTATTAAACTTATCATTGTTTCCAAATAACCAATTAACAATACAACCTACTATGTGAGCTGTAAATGCTACCCAAATCCACCAAGGGGCATTAGCAATAATTAATATCCAGGCAATACAAACAAACAACATCATATTTTAGATAGTTCTAAATTTATATTTTCTTTTTGTTTGCTAGTCATTTCATACTTAATTAAAGCTTGTTCGACTTGTATTGATTTACCATTTCTTATAGCATCTAACATACTTGTTTCTATCTCTTTAGTCATAGTTTGTCGAGTAGGTTTTTTGTCTCTAATCCTTAACGCATCAACAACATCACCAAAAGCTTTTACACCTTTTTCTACATATAAAGTAAGTTGTGTACCTACCCAATCCTCTACTAAACCACTGCCTGAAACCTTTTCTATTGCTCGTGCATTAGTTCTATTAAGTATCATACCTTTACTAAATTCTTTAAAATAAACAACAAAGCAATCTTCTTTTCTACCTTGCTGACCTGTAACTTTCTCTTGAGACAACTTAGTCACTGTAACTATTGTTTCTTTTTTACCATCTAGGGAGTAAGACCCTAGGTACTCATAATTAAATTGTTTTTTCCAATGTCCTTTCATAATTTAAATTGTTTAGGTAGGGGTGGTATAAAAACCTATTTATAATAATGCCAAAAATGAAGATTTCATTTGTGACTTTTTAATTTCTTGTTATTGATTCGTAAATACATTTTGTCATACAATCAATCATATCAACATATTGCTTAGAGCAATTAAAATTAGTTTGCTCTCTTCCACTTTCCATAAATAAAGTATACCTTATTCTAGGAGGGTTATTGCCATCATATTCTTTAGGGTAATATGCTAACGATAATTTTGCATCGTAACACTTTTCTTCGTTGTTGAAGTTCCAACAGTTTATTAACATTGGTTCAACTTGCTTGAGTAAATTTTGTTCTTCTTGGCTCATAATCAACATTTTATAATTTGTATTAGTTTTTTTGATAAAGCAAAGATA